TTTAGAAATGAAAAATTACTCATCATGTTTATATTGAATTTTCTTTTTTTGAGTTTAGAATACAATTTAGAAAATATTTCTTTTATGTAATATGGATGATTTTAACGTTTCTAGCTTACATGAATCCAAAAATGAATGGGGGTCACGTTTACTCACTATTTTAACGCCTCATATTGTGGATGGTTTAAAATCTATTTTTGATGAGGCAATTAAATTATGTAAAGAGAATAATGAAATGGACAAATATTTAATGACATTTCAAAATTTCATTACTCGTATTCCAAAATGGAATCCAGTAATTATTGAAAGTGAACGTCGACGAATTGTTGAAAAAAGTGGCTGTAATTATTTAGAAGATTTAGTGACATGTGTACATATTATTCAATTAAAATTATTAACTGCTATTAGAGCTGGTCAAAAACAACGAAAAATAGATATTAGTATTCCAAAATTGGATGATTTTATACACAAGGTCTACATTAACGTTGCCAGAAAAATATACAAAAACGTTTATTTGTTTGAAATAAACATTCCACCTTTACAAGTACAAAAACATTTTCGAGAAACTGAAATTATAGTTCAAGAATGTATTTTAAATACGGTGAGAGAAAGTATACCTGTGGAAAGTATTTTACAGGCCTATATGGGCGAGACGATCGAAGAAGATGTAGTTGAAGAAATTAAAGAGCAAGTTATTGAAAAACCTGCTGAATCAAAAGGTGAAACTCAAATTATTAAGGAAACAAGTGATGTCGATAATAAAAATGCGGATCAAATCGCAGGAGCGTCTCCTTCACTTGAAAGTGACTTGGCCTTGCCAAAAACATTGGAAGTGATGACAGAAACTGAAAAATCTTCCAGATTATCATTTAATGATATTGATTACGCGAGAGATGAGCATAATAATGAAATTATAGTAGACGCTCCAAAAGATATCAGTCGTTTAGAAGAAATCAGTGACATGCGAAACGAACAGCGTAAATTAGAAACCGAGGAGGATGACGATGAAGACAATCCTCGATTAAAAATTGCGGATGAAGATGTTAAATTAGATTATTTAGATATTCATAATATTGATACACCCAATGAAATGACTTTAATGCCTGATTTATTAATTGATGATATTGAAATTTTGGCATAATTGCGTAAAATAATAAATAACTTTGTTCTATATTATTTTATATCCATGGCGAGTGTTTTTGTAATTTCTGCCGTAATTTCAATCATATATTTTATTATTCGATTTGTTGAAATGAGATTTGTTGAAAAAGAAAATAAACCATTGAAATTTTTAGTGAGAGACTCATTGCTTGTTTATTTCAGTGTCGTTTGTGGTACTTTTATCATTGACCAGTTGAAACCAGTGATGCAAGATGGGGGAGATAAAATCGCACCCGCGGTCTTCACCGATAATCCTGGTTTCTAACGCCCCGTCCATATTTTTACATAGGGCACCATTATTTTTCTTTCGTTTTCTAATTTTTTCTTATAATTTTGAAACGTATATCCCCAATGGTATTCGCCGTTTGTATACTTTAATATATCTCCAAACAAGGAAGGAACATTTCTCAATGTTGAATTTTCCATTGAAATGATTAATCCCAATATTCTCTCAAGACAACAACGGTCTTTACGACATTTCACCACTTTCAACATGTTGAATATATTATATTTATTTTGTATATAATCTAAAAACCCATAATTTATATATGTTTGAACTCCAAAACAACCATTCCATTTATTATTCATTCCATTAATAATGCTCATATTCAAATATTTATTTTCCTTTACATTTTTAAATTCTTCTTGAAATTTGTTGCTATAATTTAAATATTTTGAAATTTGAATAAGTCTATCATAATTTTCATCACGCGAATTTCTAAAATGCCATAATGGTAATACTGGAACGCCTTTAAATAAATCAAAATTGATTCTTTTATGTATGAAAACACTATCGTGTAAAATAATCGCATTCTCGAAAAACCGGTGTTTATGAAAATAATAATAAGGCAATAGTTCGCCTCGTTGTGGAAATTCTGATTGAATATATTCAATATTTTGGTATTCGTAATAAGCCTTGACAAATTCTTTTTTACTGTTATCATCTATCACGACAATTTTTTTCAAAGGATACAAACGACGAATACATTGTACACATTCATTCCAATAACGATTCGTCAATTCAGAATTCACATGTCTTAATACGATGAAACCGAAAGTCATTCTTATATTTATTATTATATAGTTATAAAAAAATCATATAATAATGTTAAATTTATTTATTTTATTTTGTTTTTCATTTTACATTCATAGAGAGAAAAAGAGAAACCAGGCTATATAAAAACCGGCATGGCATCAATATCCATTATATTTTCATTGTTTGGTACTGATGTGACAACATATTTTTTAAATTCTTTTCTCTCCAATTGATAATATGGCACATGATGATGAACATTTCGCGCAATCATTTTGTATAATTTAAAATCCGGATATCTCTCTTGACCATTGTTTTTATACAAAATATTCACACCATTATCATCTAAACACCAATCAACAATGAGTTGAACCAACGGCGAACATTCTTCTAAATTAGAGATTTCATCCATGTCATCAATCAAATAATCCCATATAGAACATGCTAAACGGCACAAGTCAAAACTAGAATTGGGATCTAAACGAGGTTTTTTCTCATTAAAATATGGCTCAAAATTATATTGAGTCGCAGCATCCTCACCATTTTTAAAACAATCACTACAAAACTGTTTTCCACTAAATTTATAAACACCTCTACCGAAATCGATGATCTTGTATATTCTGCCATACGTCGGCACTTTATAATACTTGTTGTTAAACTTGTAATACAAGAATTTTTTGTCCGTCTTGTTATACATGATATTATTCGTGTGTAAATCGTTGTGAGTAAATAAAAACACCTTTTGATAAGTTACCAAAGTCATGATGATTTGCATCAATGCGGAAAACCATTCTTTTTCCTCCAATTCTTCGTTGGCAATTAAACTGTCAAATGTATTTTCGCAATTTTCCATACAAATAATTTGAACAGGAAATTTATCAAGAGTTACATCAAGACGCTCATCATCGTCGTAATCTGAATCATCACTATATTCATCTGATTCCTCACTATAACCAGATGTCGATGTTTTTTTTCCTGAATTGAATGACCCATTTGATCCAGATTTTGCGACGGTTTCATCAAAATCTTCATCATTGTTTTCTGTGTCTTCGGATGTATAAGAGGTCCTGGATGAGCATGATGAACAGGATAATACCGAATGAATTGTTTCACTCTTGTTGTTTCCATAATCATCTGTCAAATGAGATAAATCAATTGAAAACTCTTTTAATGTATCCAGTGATATATGTTGATCCTCGATTATTTGACCTTCCTCCAAAATATTCTCATCTTCAGTAAAGACATTTTCAAATAATTCATTATTGATTGATTTAGCAGATATATTTAAAGGTTTGCTGTCGGTATCTTCCTGTATTTTGATTGGTTTCAACTTTTTCGCATCAGACAAGTCTTTCAAACGATTATTTTCATCCTGTACTTTGAATAAAATATTTTTATTTTTATTAAAAAAATCCGATCTATTCACAAAATCCAAATCATCAATAATATTAAATTTAAAATCTTTTTTAATTGCTAAAAAAGAACCATAAAATTCAATACCGTGTACAAAATGATGATTGAAATTCAAAAGACTTGAACAATATGAAAACAATCCATCCACATAAGCAGTGTTGTTTTGATCCAAAATTTTTTCGTTGACCTCACTTGTGGTTGAATTGTATTTAGGTAAACTATACAAAGATTGATCTGTGAATTCATATTTACCCACAATTAATTTAAATGGGTCGATTAAGGGTGCCATTTTGAAAAATAAAGTTTTGCTTTTGGTTTTGTCTTTTTGGGAATTTTTGATTTCACACTTGTACAAATTGTAGTCGGTTTGTTTTTCAACTTTGCTAATATACCATTCATGATTCAAATTAATCGAATTATAATTTGTTTCATTTAAATCAAAAAATTTATTGTAAATGGGAACATAATTTTGTACTTCAGAGAGATTAGTTAATTGCTCATTTTGAAAACTTTTAAATAATTCTCCGTTTTTTCTTTTTTCATAATGAATCTTTAACGATTTATTCATAGTGCTCATTAATAATTATACTTAATAACTATTTTTTTTTAAATCAAACTCATTAAAAATTGTTTATTTAGTAATGATTTCTATTTTAATTTAGTAATTTTAGTCTTTTGATTCGTTTTAGTGGTTTCTCTCTTTACCTCAAATTTAATAATGATTTTCGTAAATAATTTTTATTAATTTTTCTTAATTAGTATAATATGAATCTTGAATTAAGAAAATTTGATATGAAAACAATTAGTTTCAAACCCAATGAATCTAAAGGTCCAGTCGTTGTATTGATCGGACGAAGAGATACCGGTAAAAGTTTTTTAGTGCGGGATTTACTCTTTTATCACCAGGACATACCTATTGGCGTCGTCATTGCTGGTACAGAAGAAGGTAACGGCTTTTACGGAAAATTGGTGCCAAAACTTTTCATACACAATGAATACAACACCGCCATCATTGAAAACATTTTGAAACGACAAAAATCCGTCTTGAAACAAATCAAAAAAGAAATGGAAACATTTAAGCGAACTACCATTGATCCCCGCGCATTTGTTATTTTAGATGATTGTTTATACGATGGCACCTGGGCGCGC